GTGTGGAAACCCCATGGGCTTGCTAAGCTCGTGGGCCGTGTCCACCTTCACACATCATGTAATAAAACACTACTGTGCCTACAAAGTAGGAGTATCTCGTTATAAATACTTGATACTTGGAGACGACACCCTAGACACTAATGAACGTGTATACGAAAAATATACACAAGTAATCAAAGATCTAGGCGTTTCCATAAGTCTCTCAAAGTGCACTCAGAGCTTACAAGGTTATACCGAGTTCGCAAAGAGGCTCTTTACTCCAGAAGGAGAAATAACTGGTTTACCAGTCACACTTCTAATGGAGCTCAAGACTAAGCCTGAACAGTTCTTAGAACTAGTTCGACTATGTCGAGAGAGAGGCTACGAGGATGAATACCTCCGCCCGCAGATTTCTTCTCTATTGAAACATCACAAACGTGGTGCTTTAATAGCAGACATGCTATCTCTTCCTGAAAGGATAACAGGTGCGCCCCCTTTATTGGAGGTTAACACTGAGTCACCCGCTGCAAAAATTTGTACAGCCAGCGAAGAGGTCCAAGACATGTACTTGCAAGATGCAAGAAACTATGTCTTTTGGAACATAGCCAACAAGCTTGAATTACGGCCTGTTGTGAAATCTAAAGTCTGTCAGATAACGGTAGAAGAACTTCACCCGCTAGTCTATGGCCTTAGCGCACAGCTAGAGGGTTACCTCTTTGATGAGGCTCTTTTAAGCTCTCAAGAGGAAGAAGGTTTTTCTATCTATAACCAGTGGATGAAAGGGGAGTATCAGCATCTAGTGAATATACCTAGTGTTGATACCTATCGTTACTACAACAAGGGACATAAAGTCACCAAGTGTAAGTACGAAGTCTTCAAAGCCATGTGCGCTTTAGCACGAGGCGATACGAAGATCCGCCTAACCAAGCTAAATAAATTGCGAGATTGCGATTTATTCAGCATGGCATTTCCTAGCTAAAGCTAATTACTTTAGCCAAGAAAATGATTGATTGATAGAGACAAGCAAATTATCAATTTGCAAGTCAATAAACAACAGAGTGCTTACTACATCTGACCTGCTTAAACGTTACGCAGGTGCTCGATTGTTGGGCACAACTGGTTCGTCATCCGGAGATTATGC